GGGCGCGGGCGCCTTGAAGTTGATGTAGGTGTCTCTCACCGCGTGCGGGTGGTTCGTCACAATGTAGACGGGGTGCGCGTAATAGGTCACGCTGAAGCGGTCGCCCTCATCAGGTGCATTGATCCACTCGATAGCGCCCGCGCTGTCTATGGTGAAGTCTGAGCCCTCTTCAAGTGCGCCTGCTGGGTCTACAATCCCTTGAGCGTTGGCCGGTATCAAGTGCCTCACACCAAAGCTCACCGCGCCGCCGTCGAGGTCGTGTGATCGCGTGGCGATAGGATAGCGCGTGGTGTCCGTTGCGCCTGAGCCGCGCTTGAGCGTCTCGCGGTAAATGATCGCGCTGTCTATGATCGTGAAGCGGTCGCCATATGTAGGTAGATGCTCAGGTAGCAGCGTGATTCCGATTTGTCCGCGTCCGTATTCTGTAGCGCCTGCGGGCCCATGTCTCTGCTCCTCTTTTCGGGCGCCTGTCACTACCGCTCTGATTGTCTGCGCGCTGTGGTAGAGGTAGCCTCTGCCGTGGCACGCCGGGCAGTCAACGCGCGCTTGTTCCGCGTCACCGCTCGCGCCGGTTAAGCTGAATCCATGCGCGCCTGTGACCTGAGAGCATGGGCACTCGGCGGCCTGCTCCCATCTGACGTTCATGCCGTGCGATATGATAACCTTGCGGAATTGCTCAGGTTTGAAATCTGCGCGCGGGTTAAGTTTCGGCGGTATGCGTGAGCCTAGAATCATAGCGGCCTCTCAAAGCGCCATGATATTCATAGCGCGATAGGTGGCCTTTAAGGTCGCGATGAGCTCCTTATACTCTTTGGTAAATTGGAGCACTCGCGCGCCATAACCTGAGTTAGTCGCGCTCGCCGTGGTGTTAATGTTCTGGCTCAATCCATCCATCGAGGTGCTCACCATCGCGAGGCCTGCGCCAACGATCAAATCACCTGCGACATCTAACGCTAGGAGCGAGCTTTTCAACATGACGGCGCGCGCGATGTCTTGGGGTAGCGTGTCGATTGTCCATGAGATGTCTGTGTCTTGTGCTGCGGGCGCGCTCAAGCTCAAGGTGAACTTATCATGTCTCTTAGCGCCCACGCTGGCCCCGGTGGCCTTCACGTCATATCGGTCAACAAACCTCTGAGGCGTGCTCACCTCTACGGAGCTCTGGCCCTGTAAGATCGTAGCGGTGCCCTCGTAGAAGGGGAAGCCCGCGCGATAATCGAGCTCAAAGTAAGCGGGGATGTAGTATTGAGCGTCGAGCCCACCGAGACCGAGTATGACGGGGGTACCGCCCGCGATGATGTAGCTAGAGGCGCCCTCTGTCGTGGGTACTATGTGGATCTGTCCCGCCATAGGCTCAGTGATCTGGGCCCACTGCGGGGGGAGCTCTGCGCGCGTTGTGCTGTTGCCGTACTGAATACTGAGCGCCTCAACATCAATCAGCGGCCTATAGCGTGACCGGATGGGATGCCAAGAGGGCGCCGCGTCGGGCTCTTTGTCGTGACGTTCGCTAAACGTCTGCACCTCAAACACTAAGCCTAGCTCGTCGCTGACTGCGCGCGCGGCTTGCTCAATGGACGTGCTAAAGATGATTTCGGGGTAAGGGCTACCATCATCAAGAGTTAAATCTACACCTAGCAGATAGGTGTTCTTGAGGTACTGTACATCATACCCGCGCTCTTGAATGGTGGCCATAGGGCTTACCCTTCTGCGCCGTTGTTATCGGCTTTTTTGCGTGTCGTACGCCTGCGCTTAGGCTGCGGCTTTGGCGCCTCGACGCTGATCACTTCCCATCCCATCAGGGAAGCTTTAGCCCGCTGAGCCTCTGTGAGATCACCCTCAATGATCCCGTCTGCGTCGATGGAAACGAGACCATCTGCAAGCGAGAGCTCAGCGTTCTTGAGTCGAGGATGTCTGATCTTGATTGTGCTCATCGGGCTACCTCAGTCAACTCTTAGATGTGGAGACCGAGGAGAGAAGCATCACTGATGTTCTCCAGGCCGCTAGATGCGTTGATACCGACGTTACGGACACAATACATCTTAGTAGGCAGCTTCACAGCAGGCGCCCCAAACATCATCAAGAGGAATGGGAACGTAGTTGAGATCTGCGCGAGCGGGCGACGAACCAGACTGAGCATCTGATAGTAGCACATGTAGTCAGGCGCGAAGTTGAGGAAGAGGATCTCAGACGTGCCGGGGATGTTCTCGTTGTTATCAGTGATCACGGTATCTTGTGCAGAGACAGCGACCTCATCAATCAAGAGCGCGCCGTTTGCGTCGGCCGCGTCCTTAGCTGAGCGATAGACACGGAGATACTTGACGTTGGTGTGATCGCTGTGACGGATTGTGAATGTAACCTGATCACCCGCCGCGACTGTTACCGCTGCAGTGTCAACAGGTGCCGAGACGCCGTTAGAGCCGACAGCCACGACACGATAGACATAATCGCCAGCGTCAGCAGCCACAAATTTAGAGGCCGCGTTGGCGTTAGCTGCGCTCTGCACTTGAACAGTTGGAGCCGCCAACGTGCCTTCAAACACTGAGCTCTCACCGAGCGCGGGCGCGATGCGATCATGGCGCTCGAGGAACGGAGCAGACACCACCTGAACAGGGCCATAGGGGCCGGTGATGGTGAGTGAAGCCGCGCCGAACGTCACAGCGCCGCTGTTCACCTGAATCTGATCATGGCGGCCGTGGTGGACGGTTTGCTTGATGAGCTCAGAGAGCACGCGAGGCGTTACCATGATATGAGTGACCATACCATAGAGAGGCGCGCTGTAGAGGTGCCCGAGGATCTCAGAGAGATAGACCGCGCTTGGCGCCTTGCCTCGAAGATCCGCGACGTTACCGCCGTCTTTGATCTGCTTGATGATGCCGTTGAAAGCGTTGCTATCCTTGCTCTCGTCAGCGTGGAAGAGGTTGAGCTCAAGGCGCTGGAGTAGGCTCTCAGTACCTCGGCGGGTCTCTTCCGCGATTGCATCAGCGCTAGGGCCTACGATAGAGACCATTGACGCCTGATCAGTGACCTCGCGACGCTCAGCCATGTAGCGAATCTTGGTTGCGACCTTCTCGTAGGTGCTACGGTTCAAGATACCGTTGCCGCCCTCGCTGATGAAGGGGCTGTGCTGTCCACCGTGCTTAAGTACGCGGTTGTACTCGACAACTGTATTCTGAGCCTGCACTTTAGCGAGCATAGGCCAGAGCTTGAGATCGTTCATGCTACTAGTAGCGATGCTCAAGGTCTGCGCGAGCTGCTGGGGTACGAGAGGCGAGAGGCTATTAGTACCGCCCGCCGGAACGAGCGGAGTCTGATAGCCTGCGTTTGAGGGGCGTGGTAGATCGAGAGAGCCCTTTGAGAGAGAGCCCATGAGAGCTGCCATATCTGCGCTTGATGGGATGCCGTGCATTTCCGTTACTCCTTAGATGCCGAAGCGGCTTTTAATGTCTGATGGGTGCGCGCCTGACTCAAGAAGCGCTGCGGCCTCCATCATCTCAGCAGCGCGCGCGGGCTCATTCACTGTCATAGTAGAGAGCGCCTTAAAGAGATCGTCGCGTGAGGTGTCTGCGGCGGTCGCCTCTCCCGGTGCTGGGATGTATGAGACGCTCTTAGCCATAGGCTCAGGCTCTGAAGCGACGTGAGCGCCGCGAAGGCCCTTGACCTCTGTCTGCAGCGACTTGATGAGCTCAAGCGCGCCCTGAAGGCCCTTGCAGAGCGCTTCATTCTGTGCGCGTTGCTCCGTCAAGAGCGCGTCAAGTGCAGGCGCGAGCGCTTCAGCGACGGTCTCTTGACCATCGCTGAATGCCTTGCTCATGCGCTCATACTGCGCCTCTTCAGCCTCGCGCTGGGCCTCTGCTACGCCGTCAAGCGCGCTGAGTGCCTTCTCAAAGCGTGTCTCGTCTTCTCGGTCGCGTAGGTACTCTGAAGCGCGCTGTGAGGCGACCTCTTCAGAGACTCCCGCGCTTTTCATCATGTCGATGAGATCTCTCATTCACATAACTCCTGATAATTCAGCGGCGGCGCGGGCTAGCGCGCCTCGTTCAACATTAGGGTAAAGGGTTGATAATTTGGTGATTATAGAGGCTAAACGCTCATCATTCAAGGCGTTATAGCTCGCGTTGACTGTGCTGTCTAGCTGCTGTGGTATGAGGCCCGCGATTGACTCACCGTTCACCTGTGAAGGTGTCTGATAGCCTACTGAGCCCTTCTGAAGCCAAGCGCTCACGCTCTTGAGCAACTCAAGTGATGTGTCTGGGTTGATCGGATTGCTTGTGATCGCGCAATTGATCACCTGAGCCTTTGTCACAATCTTAGGGTCTTGTGGGTCGCGCTCTATCACGCGCCCTTCGACGCTAAAGCCTAGCGTTCGATGTCCCCCGGCCTTCCTCATCGCGCTAGCGGTCTCATAGATATCTCGCGCTTTGGGCTTATCGAGCAAGAGCACACCTTCAACCTCAGTGTAGCCGTTGCGCTGTGTGATTTTGGTTGGGTAGCCGAGCAGGTTTTGGGCGCCGGGCTGATGCTCATAATTGAACACTCCCTTTTTCAAGAAGTACCCGAAATCTAAACCTTTTTGTAAGACGCGCTCACCTTGTAAATCTACCTCTTCAGTAGAGATCACACCGGCAATACGCGCCGTCTTCGGGCTGTCTTTATCAATCTCAGCTTTGATCAGATCTAGTCTCATGATGTCGCCTCTAACCTACCGCTACGGCTCACGATTTGTGAAGGCCCTACAGGGATTGTATCACATCTACAGTTAGGGTGCATAGGATAAGCTGTAGGCTGCCAATCAGCGCGCGCTCTCCCTATATTCGTACCGTTCTCAACCAACTGCGCCACCTCGAATATATAGGGGCGCTGGGTCTCAGGGTCGATGAAGGCGCGCGTGCAATATCCACAAGCGCCGCTCTCAGGGATACGAGCAACGCGCGCGCCTTCCCCATCGAGCTCTACCGCCTGCGCGATCTGGCCTTCATTGTGAGTAGCCTGTAGCTCTGTCTCTGCGATGCGCTCGAAGTTACGCGCAAGGTCTCCTGAGCGCTGTCTAATGCGCCTCGCTACTGTGCGCGCTTGGTCTTTGGTGAGCGTCGCCGCTCCAACCTCCTCACGGATCACCTTAAGCATCTCAGCGCGTCGCTCTGGGTCGGGTGTCTCTAGGATGCGCTCACCATTCCACTCTTCAAAGAGCTCCGCGCTCGCCTCGTCTGCGAATCGTGCGCCTAATCCCCTGATATATGAGCCCGCGACCTCAAACGCGCTCACCACTCCCGCGCGCTCTGCCGCTGTGAAGTGCTCAGGGATCGCGCGCGGGCTCGGCGGTTGCGGTGCGCTGAAGGGGCTAGGCTCTCGCTGTATCGGCGCCGGTGGTGGTGGTATCAGTCGCGCCGGTCTCCTGTCTGCGCCCGTGAGCTGCCTACGCCACCTCTCAAGGCTCCA